TTTGTTGATGAAAGAAGCTGGACAAAAGTTTTATGACTGATAATATTCCTATACGACTAGGGAAAATTAACAAACAATATATAATTGTGTGTGATAACTTGGGGATAAGTTACTAAAACCCTAGTCGTGTAGAAATCCCAGAAATCTAGGCTTTTAAAATCCGTTTAAATGACCGCTGAGTGCCACTAAAAAACTTTCGCTTATGATTCTACCTAGCTATTTAAACCACGCAGTCAAAGTATATCGTTCTTTTTCTTTTACAGTAGAAACACCATGTCGATAATACATACTATCAAAAAATAATGCACGACCTTGCTTCGGAGTTATCACCATACCATCATCATAGTAAGTATTACCACCACGATAGTTGTCATTTAGATATATAACTGCACCCAGCCGATAACCATGATCCTTTTCCATATGAAAATCTTTATGCACTCCTAGTTCTGTATTAACTTTCCATTTGACTAAACCAAAGTAACCAAGCTTTGATTTATTTACATCCATTGCAGTATGATTTAATTTTTTTTCAATGTATGGAATCTCATTAGGATTAACAACAAAAGGATAGTAACTCATATACTGTCTAACTCTTTTAGTATTAGCTTTATAAAACTGTATAAGTTCTTCGCATTGTTTCTCTGCAAGGTAGTTGTCTATGACTACAGTAATCATTATCCTCTTAGTGTAATACTAATAGAGTATCTGTATTGTGGTGCAATGATAGTACTTGGTCGTATCATATGTGGTATCTTTGCATCAAACATTATAAGTCTATTAGGTTTACATTGAACTGTCTTGGTTATCTCATTTGTCTTTGGATCTAAAAATAAAGTATCAGCTCCCCATTCTAGTTTCCAATCCATATTTAAATAGTAGAGTAGAGAATACTTAGCTTCCGTTCCACTATCATCATGTGGATAGTATACACCATTTGGTGTAACTACATTTATGAAAGTTCTTTCAACAGTAGTATATGCATACTTGTATTTAAATTCTATCGGAAGTAACTCAAGAAACTTTAAATCATTTAAATGGTTTGGTGTGTAGTTAGCATAGAATACTTTCTCTTGTACTCTTGCTTTACTATCAGTAAGTCCAATCTTAAAATTACTTTGACTTACTACATAGTTAAAAAACTTATGACAGTCTGCAAACTCAAACACATTGTCGTGTATATCTATCACTTTTTGATTAGCTTAGTATCTGTTTTCTTTAGCTTGTCAAATGAACGAAGTCCACCAAGTCCAAGCATACCTAACAACAATGGCATCATTACACTCATATCAGCTTGTGGTATTGTAATGCCAAAGCCTGCACAAATTGGCGAGACCATGAAATTTATTCCTAGCGATATTGCACAGATCCAACCAACAAGTGGTCGCCACGAAGATTGAAACCAATTACCTTTTGCTTCAGCTTTGTTTACTTCTAATTGTTGTAGCATAAGTTGTTGGCTATGTTTTTCTGCCATAGTAGATATCTCATGTGCAAGTTGTGCTTGTTTATCTTTGTCTCTAACAAACTTACCAATGAGTTTAGTAGCTGGTCCAATTAATGCTGTTAGTGCCATACTTTCTCCTTATCTTGTATTATAATATTTTCTTGACGATAACGCAACTCATCAAGATACTGTTCTGTTAATGCCATTTCTTTTCCTTCATTCATACATATCATATAATACTTTGGCTTGAACTCCATACATTCTAATACTTCTTTAGACAAAGCAACATATGCTATGATACAAAAAAAGAGTATAAGAAAGACAAGCCCAAACCCAATGCTTGCTTGTTGTACTACTTGTATAGTTTCTTTTCTGCGTTTTATTTTTTGTGCAACTATTTTTCGTTTAGCTTCTCTTACCTGATCAATTCTTTTCTTTCGTTCTGCTAATATTTCTGCCCATGTATTCGGACCAAAGCGATAGTTTACTAAGGTTCTTATTTCATTTAATTGTTCAGCAGCAAGCTTGGCATCAATTACACTTTGAGCAACTGAAGATATACCTAGCTGTTCTGTAATGTTATTGTTCTGGTCTTTGATTCTTTGCTTTTCAATCTCTTGTTGTCCAGTAAATAACTGGTCAATCTGTTTAGCAATACCACTTATATCCTGGCAAGTATTTATATTTTCCTTGATAAATGATGTTGCAGATCTAACTAAAGCTATTCCGCTGAGTACAGCTGTTACTGGCTCAACCATTAGTCAACTCTTTTAAGTGGTCGCCCTCGTTTACTTTTTTTTTTAAACAAAGATTTTATTTTATCTATTATCTTTTTTATCATGCTAACTTATATGCTCCAAAATATGTTGGAAATAAATTACTACTTCCACCAGTTAACCAGGGGGTAGAGGATGCTTCATCTACTTTCATATATACTTCTAAGTAGTCTGAAGTACCATTCATATCTACAATCGTAGACATATATGCATTATTAGAATAATCACAAGTATATCCAGAACTTTGACCATCAGCATCATAATAGTGACCAACTTCTCTTGTATTATTTTTTCGTATCTCTATATAGCCAGACTTCCATCTATCTGTAGTACCTCCAGTTGTACGGACAGATGCAAAAACAAAATATTTACCTGCTACATTTGGAGTAAATCTGTAATTAGATACATCATAACAACCATCAGAATCTATAGCTTCATTATTGAATGGTGTCTTTACATAAGTATAATCACTAAAGTTATAACTACAAGCATCTCCTGAACAATCATTGGTTCCTCTGTATGCCATAAAGAATGGTTTGTTTGATGCACCAGCTGATGCTTTTATTAAACCTGAATCTCTACCTGCATTGTTTGATATGATACCTGTCATAATTTATCCTATAAAAAAACCACCCCAATAACTACCGTCTGATGATTGACTACCACCCCACAATCTAGCATAGTTTGCACTTTGATTTACTTTTATCCAACATTCTACATAATCAGAACTACCATTAAAGTCTATTAATTGACCCATAATATTATTACAATGAGAATCTCTAGAATACCCACTACTTTGAAACTCTCCTTCATAGCTTCTTAGTTGTCCATATCCATAACTATTACCATTGATTCTAAATTCAGACCAAGCTTGTATAAATCTATCCTGATATTCACCCATAAATAGTTTGGCAAATATATAATACTTACCTGCTTTATTAGGTGTCCATCTGTATGCACTTGGATCATAACAGCTATCTGTATCTATTCTTTCACCATTAAAGTATGCTTTTGTATAACTATTATCTGATGTGTTTTGTGAACAACCATCACCAGAACAACCATCAGCACCTCTATGTACCATAAACATTGGTGTATTGCCACCAGAAGGTAATACTTTTTTTAACCCTGACGATCTTCCTATATTAGATCCTATAATACCTGACATAATTATCCTAATCTAAATCCATGAAACATTGATTGTCTCCATGTGTTTGTTGTATTTCCACCTGAAAAGATAGGTGAGTATATAGTTATGTTCATATTACACCACACCTCAACATAATCTGATGTACCATTAAATTCTTTGATTGCTGATAAATGCACATTACATTCTGCATCATAAGTATATCCACCACTTTGCTGTCCATGATGTCTATGTCCTGCTAATATATCTGTTGCTGAACTTCCTCCATTAAATCTTAAATGACTATCAGAAGTTATAAATCTATCTGTGTGTGTTCGTAATTTAAACATAGCTTCTATATAGTAAAACCCTGCTTTATTTGGAGTAAACCTATAATTTGATGTATCGTAACAACCATCTGTATCAAATACTTCTTGATTGAATTCTAATTTATCTAGTGTTGCATCATTAAATGCTTGTCTACAAGCATCACCAGAACAACTATCTAATCCTCGTACTGCCATAAAAGACGGTGTATTACCACCTGAAGCTGGTGCCTTCATTAATCCTGAAGACCTATTTATACCTGCAGTAATTATACCTGACATTACAATCCTAATGTAGCTTTTATTTCATCATCAGTAAGACCTAAGTCTTTTAACTTAGTTTTAGCACTAGCTTTTAAATCATCTCTTTTATTATCAAAAGCAATGATTGCATCTTCTAATGCTTTGCCTTGTTTTGCATATGTGTTTAGTGTGGATATAGTTGGTTTTGCTACACCATCTACTGACCAATGTGTTAAAGTAATTGAACCATCTATTTCTTCCATTAAAACATTTGCATCAGGACCACCAAACTTTACTTCACCACTAAATCCTTTATCTATGCAGTATGCTCTTACTTGATCTGACATTCTTGTTGCCATTATACCTCCTTATCTAGTTTGATCTAAATAGCTTACAGTAACATCAACATTACCAGAACTAGCTAATTGTACACAAAGATGATCTTCATCTTCTAATACAAGTCTATCATTAAAAACGAAAGTTTCGTTAGCACCGACTGCTTGGTCTGATAACACTTCTGTATCTGTACCTCCACCACCAGCATCAATAAATAAGTCAAAGGTCTCAGCTGCTCCTGCTGTTTCCGTAACTACTACTGATAAAATGGTATAAGTATGACCATTTACTCCGTTTAAAACAACAGACTCGGAGTTAGTAACTCCATTAGTCAATGTTCTTTTAAGTACTTCACTTGCCATATTTACCTCCTACATTCCAAACACAAGAGCTTTGCCAGTAGATGAAACACTACTATCCATTGAACCTTGTATACTAACTCTACCAGTTCCATTTGGTACTATGTTTATATTACCATTAGATACTGATACTATATTCTGTCCATTAACATCAAGCGAACCCCCCAATTGCGGACTCGTATCTCCTACTAAGTCTGTAATAACTGTACCAAACTCATAACCACTAGCACCACTATTTACTTTAATTACTTTGCCACCTTGCCCAGATAAAGAAGTTAATCCAGTACCTCCGCTAGTTGCCGCTAACCCATCTGTTATAGTAAATGTTTGTCCAGTAGGTACAGTTACAGTACTGCCACTTTGTCCTGCTAATTGATCTACTTTTAGTTGAGCCATAAAACCTCCTTATATTATACTTAAAGCACCATTGCCATCAATTGTCAAGACTGTACTTCCACCACTAACAGTTATCGGTCCAAACAATACACTATTTTTAGTATTTGCTGTAGTAATAGTTTCATTAGAACTAACTGTATTGTAGTTACTAAATACATTTCCAGCAGTAGTTATTTCGCTAGCTTGTATAGTACTTAAAGTTAAATTACCAGAACCATCTGTAGTCAATGCTTGTCCTGATGTACCATCAGATGTTGGGTAACTAAGACCATCTAGGACTACTTTACCACTACCATCTGGTGTGATATTTATATCACGATTAGAAGTAGATACTATTGAGTTTGTTTGTACATCTAAGTTTCCACCTAACTGTGGACTTCCATCTTGCACTATATCTGTTAATGAACCAGCTACAATAGTTACCCAAGCAGAACCATTGTAATACTTTAATACATTTGCTGTGCTATTATATGCTAAATCTCCTTCGTCTAATGATGATGTTGGATCGCTTGATCCTACTCTATATCGTTGTGCAAAACTATTTACTTCACCTATATTACTTGCAACAACATTTATGTTAGAAGTTACAACAGTAATAACATTTCCCATACCATTACCATGCGAAGTACAATAATACTTCAATGATGCAGGTGCATCTGAGGGAACTACAAAAGTAGTTTTAGCACCTGCACTGCCAGGTGTACCAGTAGATGTAACTCCAGTAGTATAACTTGCATCTGCACTTGTTCTAAATGCTATTGGATGCGTAGCATTACTTGAGTCACTTTGATCAAATACATAAGTATTACCTCTAGTTAAAGTAATAGCTGGATTACCAGTACCATCTAAATAGAATACATTACCACTACCACCACCATACAATGTACCAGATGCTACTGTAACTGCATAGTTTGTTGTACTTGCAAGTGCATTAGCTAAAGATGTTACATCAGCACTTATGCCTGCAAGTGTTGTAATGTTTGCATTGTTACCAGCAACAGTAGTTACATTTGCACTTATTCCTGCAACTGTACCTATATTTGATGAGATACCTGCAACTGTAGTAACATTACTAGAGATACCTGCTACTGTAGATATATTAGAATTATTACCAGCTACAGTATTTATATTACTATTATTACCTGCGACTGTAGCAATATTACCTACAACACCAGACGCACCTAATGTTGCCATATTAGTTACATTATCAGATGTAGCTAGTATGTTTAAGTCTGTAACTATATCACTTGTAGCTAACTGATTTAAGTCTGATACTATATCAGATGTAGCTAGTGTATTTAAATCGCTAACAATATCAGATGTTGCTAATGTATTTAAATCTGTAACTATATCAGAAGTAGCTAATGTATTAATATCATTTATTACATCTGTTACTGCAAGTGTATTTAAATCAGACACAAAGTCAGAAGTTATCAAACTAGCTTTGGCGGCAACAGATGTTATCTCCGAAGCTTTGCCTGCTACAGTTGTAACATTAGCTGATATTCCTGCAACGGTACTTATATTACTTGCTATGCCATTTAATGTTGTTATCTCACTTGATAACCCTGCTACTGTACTTACATCTGTAGATGCAATCGAAGTAGTTACATTACCACTACCATCAAAGGTAAGAACTTTATTTGCTCTAGATGCAGTAAGTGGCAAAGTAAGTGTTGCTGTGCTATCTTCATCTTTTAGTTGTATTGTTCTTGTTAATTCATCTTCTCTTTCACCCATCATAGCAACCATTTTATCTAAGTCTGTATTCAAACTTTCAATAACAAATGGTCCAGATGAAGGAAAATCAGTAGTTCTTTTTACTGGTATATCTCTTACAATAGTTATAATATCACCAGCAGAAGCACCACCACCTAATGTAACATTACCTCCACCAGAAGAACCTGCTCCTGATACTGAGTATTGTGATGCACTACTTGGACTTGCCGCATATGATAGTAAAGTAGATCCATTGAATACTTTTATATCTCCAACTTCAAATATTTCAAAGCTATAAGCAAATACAGTTTGTCCACCTGAAGCTGTGTACCTATTTCTTGGTGTGGTATCGTTAACTACTATTGGCATAATATAATCCTATAACATACTTTCTTAATAATTTAAAGTAATTCTATCATCTGTAATACTATCTCTTATACCATCAAACAACCATTTTGTATAAAATAAATTATTATATGGTATTAATCTTTTAGTCATATTTACTCTATCATTAAAATCAACATTATCACTAAATAACATTTTATATACATCAGCAATCATACTACCTACTGGTCCACCTATTTCTGATATTTGATCTGGTGCTGTACCAGTAAAAGGATTATCTTGTCCAAATAAGTTAGGTCGTATACCTATGTAATTATTTGATGCTATTTCTGCAAAAGAATTTATATCTAATATATAACTTGTTAATCCACTATATTCTACAGCTTTCATAATTCTTTCTTCTGTAGATTTATATCTCCACCAATCAGGATTTCTTGCAAAATCTGATAGCATACCAAGTGCAAACATAGCCATGATACCAGAACCTACTCCTTGATGTCTGCCTTGTAGTGTAGATATTACTATTTTATTATTAGAAGCAAAAGCCCAAGACATAAATTGAAAAGGTATTTTAAAAATATTGTGTTGTCTATCTTGCATCTTTCTGTTCCAACGACTAGCTTTAAATAAACCATAAGACATTAAAGGTTTGTCAGCTTCGGTAGGTGTTATAATTGTACTTAAAACATCTGCTCGTATAGCATTTACATATTTTCTAAAAAGTTGTGGATTTGTTTCCATCCACTCATCAGCATTACTGTAATAAATATCTTTACCTCTTTTCTTAGGATTGTGCAATTTATGTATTTGTTTTAAATCTGTTTCTGACAAACCAAATGATTTTAAAATTTTTAAATCAGTCTGAAAATATTTTTTTAATCCAGGATTACCAGTATATTTTTTATTCAACATTGCACCAGTTCTTATAATTCTATCAGCAGACATAGGCATAACTAATCTTTTATTTATAGCTGTCCAATGATTTAATAAGTTTGCATTATAAAAACCACCAACCATTTTATCTAATGCTTCAAATACTTTATCTCCTACTTTACCTAATACTCTATTATTTACTTCACCTAAACCAGTACTTTGTTCTGCTACTCTTGATGCACCTGCACCTGATAATGTTTCTTGTCCTTCTCCTATAAACTTTAACATATGTTTTACCGATTCATCTCGCAAATTTAATTCATTTAAATCTCTAAACCATGCTTTTAAATATCTTCCAAATGCTTGTGAAATACCTCTTGATAAAATTATTTTACCAAAGTCAGCTAAACTAGCTATAGTAGTCATTCCCATCATTGCAAGCTGACCTAACTGCATACCTGCTTTTACTAATCTATTAGTTGCTGTGCCTGCTTCCATACCTATTGGTGCCCTATTTAATATTGGATCTAACAATCCATCTATATCATTTCTTTGATCTGCTAAATCTTCTATCATTTTATTAGGATTGTTTTCTATTTCATCACTATGTCTTACCAACACATCATCTATAGCTTCATATAATTTCATATCACCAAATCTATCACCATCAAACATTCTAGACATTTCAACAGCTGGTCCAAACTTATTCATATAAGTTCTCATTATTCCTTCACCATCTAAATCTATAAAGTCTGCTATACCATTACTTTCTTTTGTTAATAGATAATTAGGCATATCAAAGTTTCTGTGCATAACAAATTTTTGTGAACCTCTACCTGCTATACCATCATAATCTTGTGCATCACTTTCTCCTATTATTCTGTTAATAAGTTGTGTTGCTTGTAAATCTGCTTGTCGTTGTATCATTTCATCTGTAACTTCAACTTTTGTTGGTTTAACTAATCCCTCATCTATAGCTTCATTTTCACTTTTACTAACTACTTTATACAACATACCTTGTGCTTCCAATTCAGCACTCTGTAAATTTCTACCTGCATTTTTTATTATTTGTGAAGCTGTAACATTTAAATCCTCAAACGAACCTTTTTTAACTTTTGATTTTGGATCGCTTTCTGTTAACGGTTTTATTCTTTTAAAAGATATTAACTTTTCAAAATCTTCATCAGGTATTTTGCCTTTATATTTTTTCTTTACATAATCTATTTGAGCAAGTAGTTGTTTCATTTGTGATCTATTTATATGATTACCTAATCCATTTGGTTCTATTCTAACAACAGTCATCAATTTTGTTTTACCATCAGACATTGTAACTTGTTGTTTTCTTATAGCATTTCTTAAAACAAAAGGAGTTGTTCTAAAATCTGTACCTCTATCTGCAAATCTTTGTTCTAATTTACCAAATTTAACTTCATCATATTTATAAAATCTTCCATCTTCTAACATAAAAATATTTTTTAAATTTGTTTGTTTTAATATATCTTCTATCCTATCTATGTTTGCTGTAGATATTCTAG